TGAACTTCGTTTCGATCTGCATGGTCCTGTCCTTTCGTTTCATAGCCCGCGTTAGTCACTCGACCGGTCTCCCGGTCGGATGGGATATTTCGATTGACGCCACCTAAGACAACCATACGTCAGAGCCAGCAACGGTTCTGAGTGAGTGTGTATTCCGTCCGGTGACGGGTAACCATAGCAGTGATATTTGCCAAAGTCGCCCGATAGATGGTCACACGTTATGCAACCGTGCATTACCGGGTTCCAGAAACAACGCCGTTCGTGCGCCAGACAACTTCCGCGACGGACATATCGCCTCTTCTCGCACCATACGCACTCGTAGACAGTCAATTGCTTGGGCATTATCGCCTCCTCGCTTTCCTCAGCATAGCCCGCGCGAGTCGCCCCAGCGGGCAGTTGTCGTGGTCACCGAACCGCCGCACGAACTCCCGCTCATACGGCGTCAGGTTCGGGGTGGTGTCTACCACTCTGATCGCGCCGTTCTCTCGGCGGTCACGGGCTCTACCCACTGCGCGTCGTCGCACGGGTCGAACCGTGTTGCCGCCGGTGTGCACCACACGATCACCTTCCCGGTCGGTCCATTCCGGTGTTTCGCCAAGTCCAGTAGCGCTCTGCATCGCGCCAAGCCTCCATCGTTGAATAGTTGGGGTGTTGCATATTCCGGGTTGTGGATCAAGATCACCTTGTCGGCGTTCTGCTCCAGCGAGCCCGACTCCCGCAGGTCCTCAAGTATCGGTCTTTTATCCGACCGTTTCGCGCTTGCCCGTGAGAGTTGAGCGCAGGCGATCACAGACATGCGTGTGTCGCGCGATAGTCTCTGCAACGCATCACAGATATGGGTCAACTCCAGGTTCCGGTTCTCCCGCCGCACGCTGCACTTCACAAGCTGGATATAGTCCACAATGACCATATCAGCCTTGTGCTGGAGTTGAGCCCGTTTCGCGCTCGCGACTATCTGTGCTTCCGTGGCGGGGAAGTCCCGAATGAACCACTTGCCCTCATAGAGACGCCCCGCCGCTTCCGCCAAACGACTCCATTCATCCGACTCGATCTTCCCCGACCGTGCCATGCCCGCATTGACGCGAGCTTTGGCGAACAGAATGCGCTCTCCAAAATCCTCCGCGCTCATTTCCTGTGAGTAGATCACGGGGACATGCTCGGAAAGAACTGCATGAGTCGCTATCTGAGCGGCTAGGATCGACTTCCCGTGCGACGGTCGCCCGCCGATCACAATGAAGTCACCGTCGCAAACCCCGTAGCTCAGGCTGTCCAGGTGGGGAAGTCCCCACGATACCCCACGTTTCGCCTTGCCCTGTTCATAACTCTCCAGCCGTTTCCAAGCTCGGTTGACGACCTCATCACCAGGTATCAACTCTGCGGCGCGGGTATCCGTCAGTTCGAGCGCTTTCGAGGTCAGCAGGTCTGTGACTGCCGTTATCTCGTTCTCGGTATCCTGCGCGGCGGCTATGATCTCCGTGCCAGCGGCTATGACACGCCGGCGCAGGGACGCTGTTTTAACGATCTCCGCATAGTGCTTCACGTTGGCGGCGGTCGGCACGGATTCAGCCAGCGCCATCAGGTATTCGGTCCCGCCGCAGTCATCGAGTTTGCCGTGCTTTCGGAGTTCTTCCTGCAGAGTGATCAGGTCACAAGGCTCGTCGCGTACAGCCAGCGCCGCCAAGCACGCGAATATCTCCTGGTGAACAGGTCGATAGAAGTCTTCTGCGCGCAGGACCTCAAGCCCATTGTGCAGGGCAGTCTTCTCGATCATCATCGAGCCGAGTGTTGACTGCTCTGCTTTGATATTCTGCGGTGGGATCTTCACTTCGGTTCCTCCTTCCAGTCAGGCGGCAGAAGGTTAGCGTCTTTAGCCCGTTGCGTCAGCCGCTCCCATATCCACTGCTCGAAGTACTGCAGAGGCTTGGGGTCGCCGTTCATGTTTGGGTGATCGGTCTTGTACTTCGTCCACAAGCGCAAACAGGCGTTCTTGTCGGGCAAGTAGCGGTCATAGTGCGGATGCTGCCTCAGTCGCAGGATAGAGGCGTAAGCCTTCGGTCTCTGTTTAACGGGGATCGTTTCTCCGGGTCTGAACGAGTCGAGATAAGCAGAGCAGAGTGGTTCAGAGAGGAGAGAAGCGGGTGGCGCGGATGCGCCTCTCTCGGTATCGGTATTGGTATCGGAATCGGAATCGGAATCGGAATCGGATACATCGCTACCATATGCATACTCTATAGATACAGGATGCATAGAGTATACGGCGAGGTAGTGCCGCTTGATGGGGCAGTCCGATATGGCGTTCACGTCCTTGACGATGCATTTCTGCACGGTGCTCGATCTGGTGTTCTGGTACTTGCGCATGTTCTTGACCCAAATGACCCAACCGGCGCGCTCGATCTTGCCCTCAGTCTGGAACCACGCCAACGTTTCTCGAATGAACGCGAGGTCGAGTCCAGTTTCGAGTGCGATCTTCTCATCACGTATCACGTACAGTCCACTCAGACTCGCATCGTCGTTGGTGAACAGGTATATCCACAGCAGCCGGCGTTGTGCTTCGAGTGTGGCAAACCAGTCATCCTCAGACCACATCTTGCAGTAAACGAGTCGGTAGTCAGCCATCCCCTATCGCCCCTCCTGGTAGTTCATAAAGTCCATGCCCTGCCTTATCCCGCCACACCCCATGCAACGGGGTCACTCCGGGTCCTGCTCAGCACCGTTACCGCCCTCAAGCGGGCAGTGTTCGACTTGCCAGCACCAAGGTTGGTATCCGAAACAAGCCACAAATTCCGGACTCTCCCAAACAGTGGCGTCGCGGTGCTGGCAGTGATCCCGTATCGCCAACTCGCACTCCCTGCACCGTTCGATCCGCTCAGCCGTTGTCATTAGCCGCCCCCAGCCGCGCGAAATTGACGGCATGCTCGTTGCTGTCCCACCGGACCAGTCTCCACATGGGCTTCGCGCAGCAACTCTCCGTCGGCTGCTCCTGCCACGCCGTGCTGCAGGACCAGCAGTACCACGTGTAGCCTCTTTTCACCAGTTCAGCGCAGGAGAAGCGCGCCGCCAACGGCAACCTGCCCTTCCTGTTGTGACCCGGCAGGTAGCGGCAGACCCTGCCGTTTCTGAGCTGTTCCATCACCTCACCGCAACCGCAGGCGCACTGCACTAGCATCAGCCCTCCACCTCGAAGCAGCCCTTCGGCATGCCCACCCAAGCCCGCTTGACGACGCGCAGCACCAGCACGCCCTGGTGGACGCCCTCAAATTGGCACAGCCCGCCCAATTCCAGCTCGCAGACAACTCCCGTCAATTCGCACTCCTCTATCCCGCAGACCTCGCAGACGCGGGTCACCGGCGCGGAGAAATAGCGCTTGGCGTTGTGCTCCAGGGAGGCTAGCCCCCAGAGCCTGAACGCGGCGGGCACCAGCCCGATCCTGCCGTTGTGGACGGGACTCCGCGCTGTCACGAGTCCACCTCCCTAAGCGCTTTTATTCGCGCTCCTACTGCCGCAGGGGCAGCCCATCCGCGTTGGAACCTGCGCCATTCCGGGTCAACCAGCCCCTGTGCGTCACGATAGAGCATTGCCATAGGAAACAACCCGAGCTGTAGGCAGTCAGCCAGCCTCTTCTCTGCCGCCTCGAACGTGTCGCGCGGGTGTCCGATTAACACGTAGCACCGGAGTTTATGCGAGCCCGACTTCACGCCAGTTCTGTGCATCAGATCCACGGCGTTGCGGAGGGGTTCGTACTCCGACGGGTCATCGTACGCGAAGAACAGGTGATCGAAGCGCAGTGCCATCGCCTCTGCATGCCACGGCAACAGCCGTGCTGCTTCCAGTCCCCCGGTGAACCGCGCTGCTTCTCGCTGTTTAGCCAACATAGCGAACACTGCCCGGATATGCCCATCTGAGCATGCCAGCAGATTATCATCCTGCACTATCCAACCGTCCGTGATAGGGAGTTCTCGGACCCGCCCGTCGCGTCTCCACACGTCACAGTACCAACAGCAGTTAGGGCATCCCCTACTCGTTATCACATAGCCAGGCTTGAGATACCGACCGGGAACAAACTCCTCTCCGCGCTCGCCTGTTGCAGGACCGCCGATCTTGACGGGCGCAACGTGACGCCATTCACGCGCCAACCGTTCGGCGCGGGGCAGATCGTAGGTGAACGTCACACTGACATGCACCTCATCTACCTCCGGCGGGAACAGACCAGGCACGTCGTAGAACGCCAGATCGTCTATCGGCGTAGCCTTCGTTCGGCGCGGGAAGACACGAGCGATCCGTCTCACGAGTCCACCTCCGCTCCTATCAGCTCGTCTATCGTCTTGCCGCGCACTATGAGTCGGCATATCCAGCACCCTCCGCGTACGCGCAGAAACGACAGGTAGCCGAGGTGGACTAGCTGACTAATGGCGGGTGAGTAACGCAGCCGCCAGTTGCAGTCAGGAGCCGCCGACAACGCGCGCCACAGGTCGCAGGCAGCGGGGGTGAGGTAGTCGTTCACTTCGCCGCCCCCGCCGCTTTCTTCTTGGTGGTGCCGGACTCAAGCGAGACATTGCGGAAGAAGCACTTCTGACACACCCAGTAAGCAAACTTCCGCAGGTGCTCGGGCACGTGCTTTATCTCGTTGCCGCAGCGACATTGCATATCCATATCCCTCCCCGGCAGTCAGCCGTCTACGCGTGTCCAGTTGTTCTCGGTCGCGTAGCCAATGAGTGCATAGCGAGCGGCTCTTTCATCGGGAAACCTGCCTGGCAAAGCACCGTCTGAAGCCCGCCATTGAGCAGCCCCGTGTGCGTCGAAGAATTCCACGTAGACCTCGCTTGCGCGGAAGAAGACGCCTGTCTGACTTTTCCATTCCGCCCCCTCCGGCACGACTTCTGCGGGCGGCTCAGGCAACGTGCGGGGGTCGGGACCAGAGCCTACCCAGTGCCACTCCTCGGGGTCACAGCGGGCTAATTCCGCAACAGTTGATGCTGAGTCGAGTTCCCATGGCTTCCATTTGTGATCCACAGCATGCCAGTATTGAGGCTCGCCCTTACGGTCGCGGTAATAATGTTGGTCAGTTGCGAAATACCACTGCGCGCATTCCGGCATGGGCTCGGGTTTGGGTCCCTCGCCGATCCACTCCCACCCCTCACGCTCGGCGACTTCCGCGAGCGCAGCGGCGCGGTCTTCACGGTCGGGAAGGCG